CGCTAGAGTTGACATACTGACCGCCAACGCAAACACCAACAATGGCGCCAGAGTTAGTGGTGGTGGAAAGAATCAGATAGCCAGTGCTGTCAATTTGAACCGTATCTCCAAAGAAGATAGCAGTACCAAACGAAGCAGCAACGGGAATCTGGCGGAAAGCTCCTGCGTAGGGCATACCATCAATACGATTGATTGGTTTTAGGCCGTACGGAGCGCTTACTGTGGGATAAGCCATATTTAAAACTCCAAAAAATTAAACACCTTTGCCAAAGCTAGTCGAGGATTTCCGCTCTTTAAACATCGGCATCCTGGGGTCGCTCTGGCGCATCATGGTATTGTCTACAGCATCCATTTGAGCTTGCGATTGCTTGGCGAAATATTCGTCACGCTGTCTCACAAAATCAGTTGGCGTCTTGCAGAGCAATAGTCCGCCGATCTCAATGTTGTCTTTGTATCGACTCGATGGATCGACCATCAGCTGAAACTTAGGTTGCTCCTCAATTCCAACAGGCTCCCAACCTTCCCGTAATTTGCCGGAAACATTGCGAGGGTCTGCCGCATTTAAGGTAGATACCCGAACCCATCTGTACTGGTAGCCAGGTTGTTTATCAGGTTCTGGCAGAAGTTCTGCAGGCATCCATTGCTTTGGACGCTCAACCATCAATCGTTCCTCTAGCTCACGCGGTTTTCTGTTTTCGGCCATGTTTAGGCTCCTAATTTGATTTTTTCCGCAGCAAATTGCTCCGGTGTAAGTTTAAATTTCTTTGCCAAGCTCAGTTCACCAACGGTCAACTTAACTCGTTTTGTGGACGTAGTCCGCGTAGCCGGTGCTACCACCGAGCTTTTTCGGCTGGGCCGATCATCTTGTTCCTCTGCTTCTCCAAATTTCTCTGGAAACCGCTGTCGGATTGTTCTGTCTATGCGACTGTAATACTCTTGCGATGATACTCTAACACCTTCACGCTGGAGTTTCTCATGCAGCCCCAACGCCAAGCTTGTCATTTCTTCATCTTCACCAAACCAGGAGTTGTTTTCCTGCCAAGCCAATGCTGATGGGTCTGGTGAATTTTTAACCGCTTGTTTGGGCGGTTGTATCACATTCTGTTCTTCCTGTATAGGAGCAGGCCGGAAGTTCTTAACTTTATCAATCTTGAGTGTTGCTTCAGTCAGACGCTCTTGGGCTTCCATTACCTTATCGGTATCACCAGAGTCATATGCCTCACGGTATGCTTTTTTGGCCGCATCCATTTCCATCTCAACTGCGCGAGTAACGCTTGCAAGGACGTTGTTTTCGCTGTGGTTAAGGTTGGATTTGAGTTTCTTATTCTCATCCATTAACTTGCGGGCAAAGTCAACGGCCTGGTTTTGCTCACGCTGGGCGGCTTCTTTCTCTCGTCGCTCGTCATGCGCCAACTTCTTCATCTGCAGAAGTTTCTTTTTAACTTTGGTAGAGTAGTCCTCTAGCTCATCGTTATAGAGATCTTCTTTAATTTTGTCGGGCAGGGGAGCTTTATTCTTGTCCTCTTCAGGGGTATCGTCTTCAACCTCAACGATGATCTCATCGTCAAGCTTTTCGTCTTTACTCTCATCTGGGAATTTAAATTCATCGTATTTCATGTGTGTTCCTTATTTGCGGCGGATTCCGCGTGGGTCTTCAACTACACCATCGACTGAGTCGTCGTTGATTACACGAAACTCTTTGCCGTGAATGATTAGCCGAGAACCTGCGTGGGGTCTGACCAGGATAAAATCACCAACTTTGCAATATGGGCCAGACGGGAATCGGCTGGTATCCTTATAGCAATCGGGGCCCATATCAACTACGAACAGAACCGTAGTGAGGGTTTCCTCCATCATCATCATCTCTGCTGACTTGATCAAGCTAGAGCCGTCAATTGTTTCTTCTGCTTCCGGGATGGCGCAAAGAATACGGTAACCACTAGGCTTTGGGAGCTGGGTGGCTTTTTGTTCTGGGGTCTTGTTCAAGATCTGAGACAAGTCCACAGCATTTACTAAATCCAAATTACTCATCGTCATCGTGTTTCAATCTTTCCTGTAGGTCTGAAATGAATAAACGTGCAGTGAGTAGACCTTTGACCTCTCCGCACATCTTCTTGTACTCCGAGTAATCCATTGCATTGCCATCTGCAAGGTTTATTTGAAGTTGGGATACTTTGTCATTTATCTTGGAAGATAAAAGTTCTAGATACTTATCAATCATTTGCCACCTCTGAATGCGTTAGCCATAATGCGTTGGCGCTCACGTTCTGCGTCTGCTTGTATTTGCATTTGCGTTTTGGCGGCATCTGCTTGAATACGGGCCATGTCAATTTGCTTCTTGTTTTGGATGCTTATGTTCTCAAGTTGCTGTTGGCTTGACTTGAGTTGAGCATCAGCCTGATCCTTTTGCTGTTTGCGCTGTTGGTCTGCTTGTTTAAGTTGGAGCTCTTGCTGCTGCAGTTGAACCAGAGGATCTTGAGACATTTGCTCGTTCTTCTTCTGCTGGGCGTTTGCTTGGTTCTCTTGGTTGACCTGCCCACCGGCTTGAGCCATAAGTTGGGATAGTTGAACTTCAACATCTTCCGGCAGTGGTTCATTCGGCGGTGGCAGTGGGACTCCCATTTGCTTCTCTATCAAGGTGCGGTAGTGGAAGGCAAGGTGCTCAGCAATATGTCCTTGCAAAGAAGCCATGATCATGTTGGCTTTGGGGTTTTGACCAATAGTCTCCATGATCAATGGATCCTGCATGAACATTTGGTGGACTGCTATATGGGCTTTATGGTCTTGACCAATGAATGCCTTTAGTGGCTTTCCATTTAGCGCGTTCATGTTCTCGCTAACTGGGTCAAACGGCGTCTCATCGTCGTTTAATGGAACAAGCTTCTCTGGATTCTTGATACCCAGTACATCTAGCATCTGGCGATGTAGCTGGGGAAGGTCATAGATCTGAGGGGCTTGTTGAGCCAGTTGGATCACCGCCTGATACTGAACAATCTTCTGCGCCATTGTGGCGGCGTTGGGATCTGACACAGGGATAACTGTGACAAGGTCATAGTCGGACTGTTTTGCTTTTGGCGAACCTTCATCCGGTTCATAGTTGTACTCAGGCGGTGTGTAGTCACGGATGATGTCGCGCAATAGGCGGAGCTCTTGTTTGAACGAGTAGTGAATACGGGCCTGGACGGCAGTCATCACCTTGAGAGTGCGCTCCAAGATAGCCAGGGTAGTTCCCACCGGGGAGTTAGCTGACATATCTGCAACCTGGATATCTGCAGCGGAAGCAAACTTGCGACCTTCTTCTACGATCTTATCCAACAGCATTGCCAGTACTTGGCTTGGCTCCTTATAGGGGAGAGCCATGATGTTGTCAGCGATAGTCCCGCTTGGAACGTCAACGTCTCTCCACTCTGCTGGGCCGATAGGTGTATCGTCTCCCTTTACACGCAAACCTCGGGTTTTAAAGCCACCTGGGAGGTTAGCAAGAGTTCCGGCGTCTACTAATTGCCGGAGGATAGAGGTTCCAGACTTGGCAAACGCACCTACAAGGTGAATAAGACCAAAGCAGTAGAAGCCAAAGCCGGGTACATAGCCGTAGTGGACAAAATGCTGGCGCTTGCTTTTAAGTTTGTCGTCTTTATCCCAGTTACGGCGGATTGCAAGGCACTTTTGACTGCCCTTTTCCACTGTAACAATGTAAGGAAGAGCGATTCCAGTAGGTTCTCCGTCTTTGTCTTCATCTTCAAACCCCTCTAGGTCTAAATTGACGTTGATTTCCAGGATTTTGAAGCGGTCATCCGACGTTGCGCGGAATCCCATCTTCTCGGCAATCTTTTTCTCTACATCATCTAGGTAATTGTTGGGTTCACCTAGGTCAATGTCGCGGTAAAAGCCAGCAACCTGCAATTTACGGATGTCATTCTCCGTTTTACGCATAACGTGGGTGATGCGGTCAGCTGTTTGAAGATCTGAGGCGCCATAAGGGACAACCAAGTCCTCAGCCGGAACAAAAATTGACGTTTGGCGGTCAAGGTTTGGGTCAAAGTAGACCTTCTTAAAGGCATTTCCAGCCAATCCTAGGCCCCAGAGCATACGTTCGTGCTCAGGACGGAACTCCGTCATCTCATCTGTGAGCCGATAGTTCATATCAGCGGCTACGCGGGTGGCGGCTTGCTTCTTTTCTGGGGTTTCTTTGCCAACAATCTGGGTTTTAACTGGGCCAGCCGCAGGGAAGGTGCTCATCATCACCTCGGCTTGGAACTTAACCACTGCCTCAGATAGGAGAGGATGGTAGACGCCGCAAGCCCCAATCCAAGGATCAGCGCGCTCCTCTATCCGCATACCTAAGAGCTCCAGACCATCTACATAGGTCTGCATCCACTCTTTGCGGGAGTTAACGTCGTCTTCAAAATCAGAGACAAGATCACTTACTAGGGAGCTGATGACATCCTCATCAAGCTCCTCGGCAAGGTTTGCGTCAAAGTCATCTTCGACACTGCCAATCTTGATCTCGGTATCACCGGTACGGATAGTGACTTCTTCCGGATCTACGATTTCAATTTCAATCCCTTCCTCATCATCTAATGAAGTAAGAGATTCCAGTCCCTGGGGAGCCGAAGAGAGTGCTTTGTCAATTGACATAGTTGTCCTTAGTAATAAGATGCTTTGCGCCGGAACGCTCGGATCTCATCCTGCTCGTCTGTCTCTAGCCGGATGAACCCACCTTTTCTAAATCTGATTAGCGCCTGGGTAGCAGAGTCAACCAAGTCATCGTGGTCGGAGTTTGGGAAAGCAGCCATCTCCTCCATCAACTCATCAGCCCACCGCGTAGATGGAGCCCAAACTTTACCACTGGCAAAGAGATCAGATACAGAGTTAATCCGTACCATCTTATCATTGCCCCTGCTTGGCGTAAACTCTTGGACGGGGATGCCCATTGCCCTAAGCTCAAAGATAAGCGGCGCGCCGGAAGCTTTTGCCTCTACGATAAACGAATCTGGCTCCCACTCTTTATAGTGGTTGAATGCTTTTTGCTTTAGCTCTGGAAACTCCATCCGCTTCTTGAACGCATCTAATAGGATGATATGAGCGTCCTCTATGTTCTCGTTCATATAGAACACGCCCCAGGTAGTACAAGCCGAATAGTCAGCGCGCTCTGTCTTTAGGAAAGCGGTGTCCCAGCTCTGTATAACAAACTCGCACTTAGGTGGATCTTCCTTTGTCCATTCCTTCCACCACTCCCTCTTAATAATAGCTCCCTCTTCTGAGGTAGGGCTCTGTTGGTATTGGGCGTTCCACTTAGCAACGGGGAGTTCTGAGCGCAGAGCTTCCAGCTCTTCCAACTTCCAGAATTCAGGCCATAAGGGTTTATCGCTGGGAAGGATGGCGGGGAAGTCGATCACCTCCCACTCGTCGTTCCCTTCCTTCTCTATAGCGGCCTTAATGATTCGCCCGGTCAGATCTCGCTTGGCCCAGCGGGTCATAACCACAATAATAGACCCCCCTGGCTGTAGACGTTGACGCGGCCCAGAGGTGTACCACTCGTACACTTTGTCAAACACAGACGGATCTCCAGAGGCCAAGGCCGCTTCCTGCTCTGAGTGCGGGTCGTCGATGATTAAAAGATCTGCTCCCTTACCAGTGACCGTACCTCCTACGCCAATAGCAAAGTACTCCCCATCCTTATTAGTAGACCAGCGCCCTGCGGCTTTACTGTCCTGTCTAAGATTAACATTGGGAAAGATCTTTGCGTACTGTTCGCTCCCTACTAAGTTACGCACCTTCCTACCAAAGCCAACTGCGAGCTCCGCCGTGTTGGAGGTCTGGATGATCTTCTTGTTGGGGTACTTCCCCAGGAACCAAGCCGGTAAAAGGTAAGAGGCAAACTCAGACTTGGTGTGTCGGGGTGGCATGTTGATGATTAGGCGCTTTACCTTTCCAGAGGCAATCTCCTCAAACTTCTTTGCCATCACCTTATGGTGGCGTCCATTTATAAACCCAGGCCACATAGAGTGGACAAACTTAAGAAAGTCCGCCTGAGCCTCTTCCCGAAGAAGACTCGCGCGGTACTCATCCAGCTCATCAAAAAACGACTCCTGCTCATTCACAGGCAGAAGAGCTATCGCCTTACTAATAGCATCTATGTTCATTTGCCGCATGGGCCAAGAGCCGCAAGGCAGTCTTCATCTGTAGGCATGTCGCTAGGCATGACTGTAGTCATGTCAACTGAGACAGCTGTCGTAGTTGATTCCCCTGTCTTAGTTGGAACTGCGACACCTGTCTTAGTTGAACCATCTACAAGTGTCTT